TAAACTTTAAATTTTCTTTTTGCGGCCGCTTTGCCTCTAGCACATAGTTTTGTCATGCTGTTTAAGCCTCTTTCTGTTGTACAACTTCTTAGATTGTACCACTTTAGGTCTAAACAGTAAATGTCCTAGCGAGAGGATTCTTTTTATTGGGTTTTTTAGCTTGAAGCTTCTTTTTTTCTTTTTTCTTTTCATCTTTGGCACCTCTTAACTTGCCATCAATTTGTTTTGTCATTTGTGATCTTGTTATTCCCATTATACTAAATCCTTTGCCTTTCCTATTATTGGTTTATATTTTGTTTTACCCTCAGATTTGTATGCATGCAAGAACTGTTTTCTTGGTTGGTCAGGTGTATAGCTACAATGAATCCATCCGCTGTTAGGTTCACCTGGAGTGTAGAACTCTAGGATGAGCTGGTCATACGGAAGGTTTTTGTGAATCCAATCAGCCAATTCAGCATTGTCGGTTCCCATACATTCGAAATCTGCCGCCTCAGCTTTTGCATGTTGGCTGTTGATCGAGCTACCTATTTTTAGGCACAGCTGCTCGCTACGGAAACCGCTAGTCACCTTGACCCTGCCAAAGTGATCACGTACCGGTTGCAGTATATTTTCACATAATGCTTTTAATTTTTCTATCTGACCTGAGTTTGGATTATTATTTATATCCAACCTAATGGCTGTATCTGATTTAATTAATTCTTGTAAACTAAAATTACGTGTTAATTCCATTATTACTCCAATATTAATTTTTTGATTGATTTACTACCATCGATATTCGACTCTAACTCAGCCCTCGACTTTATGCACTGATACTGAATATTATTATTTTTATTCGTTCTCATTGCAACCCTCTTCCCTTTTAAGCAGTCAGACATAGTTTCTTGTATTCTATGTTCTTTGATCTCTCCGTTGACAATCATAAGTAAAGCTATAATCAACTCCATTAATGACCTCCGTTTGCTCTAACTTTGTCTTTTAATTCTTCAATATCAGCTAATGCTTTATCTAACTGTTCTCTTAAAAATTCTATATTAACTTTGTTAGTCATGTTCATTTCTTGAGTCTGTTCCATTTTCTCAACAGATTTATAAAGATCCTCAATTAAAAATATTTGCTCTTGGTCCACGGGGACTTGTTCAGATTTTTTAAGTAAATCATTTTGAAATAGTTCTCTTGATGTCTCCAGAGATACTAATCTAGAAGTCAGCTCAGTATATCCAAGTACTCCCATTGCGACAAGTAAAATCAAACTAGCTACCGTCTTCATTGGCATCTGTACTTTTGCCTCTTCTCCGATGTTGAGTGGTTTAGACATTAAATGCCCTGCATTCTAGGATCATTAGATAAAATATTTTTTACAGCTTTTGGTCTTGCTATAGAATCTGCACTTCTTTTTCTTAATTGTGCTACAGCAGACTTTTTTAACTGTATTTGTTTTTTTATTATCTTTAAATCTTTTTCTAAATTCATCGTTTTTTCTTTTTTTTGCTAATAAATATATTATCTATCCATTCACAAACTTTGTCTAGAGCCCCAAAAAACGTATATACAAATTTATCAATCATCTCTATTACCGTCGTTTTCAAAGGATAAATCATGTGCATATTCCTTATATGTTGAATATGTTCTTTTACTTTTTTCTTCTTTTTCATGCATTTCTTTTTCTTCTTTATAGCCATCCATTAATAAATCACTTACTGATTTTTCTTTTTCTTCCATTTGGTAAAACATTCGGTCGCTGTCCTCTGTAACCATGTTGTTATCCTCAGCATCCCAGTATGTAGTCTGAACTTTGTAATCTGGCCAGCTGTCATCAGTAGTATAACTGTTAATGTGCCAAAGAATACGATTATTAGGCTGAGCTGCAAAATTCCCGTTATCAAGAGCCAATATATGCGCACACTTATGTTCTTGAGGAATTTCAGAATGTTCAGTATCCAGAATATTAGTTTCTGGATGTGCCCAATCAATTGTGAAAAGATATTGGCCATGATAAAATTTTTTATCTAGTCCTAGATATTTTCCTTTTACACCAGCCAACCAATCAAAGCGATGAACACTAGGATAATAGCTAAAACAATTCCACAATTCCAATTCGTGCGTCTGCATATTCGGCACATCGGCTCTATCAAACGACTTTTGAAAAAACGCTGAGATAGGCAAACGCCAAAAGCATGCACCGTTGGGAAGCATGATATTAAATAAGAGCGCACGCCCTGATATGGATGTAAGACCGAAGACCACACAGTCTTCACTTTCGCCATGATGTTTTTTAAGATCATAAAGATACTCCTTTCTTACTTTACAATATATGGGAGGTAGATTTGCATTCAAATAAGCCATTTAACATTTCCATCTTCTCCTTGCAGCGCAAATTCTCTTATCAGGAGTTTTGCTACAATTAACATTATGCATTTTCATTTGACCTGCTGATCTTGCACAATAAGACTTTCTTCTTTTTGATGCTTTAGATCCTTTTTTAACTTTACCTGTAACTGCTGTTTTTAATTTAGAACCAGGATTCATTTTTCTATAAGCACGAACCCCTGCTGAGGTCATACCTGCACCTGATTTTGTGGATCTATAGTTTTTCTTGTTACGCGCAGGCATACCACCTTTTGCGAATCCATCGATCTCTATACCTAAGTCAGCATAGTAATCCATGTATTACCTATGTAGTTAATCCAGGTGCTGAATATTTATCTGTTAATAGTGTGTACGCAGCAACATTAGTTTTTGTTTTACAAAAAATTCCTTTTGGAAAAGGAATACCATCTTCAGGAAAAGAAAAGTTTACTAAGTCGCCTGTAGGAACATCTCCAATAAATAAAGTTGTACCTGCGTTTGAAGTTGTTGTTAATTCTAAAACTCCTGCTCCACCACCATCTGAAGCTATAATAATTCCTCTTAATCTGATTGGGCCTTCTATGATTGCAGTTGCACCTGCGCTAGCAGTTGATCTAGTTGCTTGTATATCGCTTTTGTATCCCATAATAAATCCTATTATAAACTTTAAATACAGGGGCGTAAAGTACGCCCCTGTAATCTATCTTATTACGCTCCTGGAGAACCGAAGATTCCTCTAGGGTCAGACCAACCGAAGCTGTATCTTTCTCTAGCTTTGAATCTAACGTTACCAGTGTCGAAATCTCCTTCAATCGCTGTTTTAATTGGCGATCTTACGAAGTTTTTCAAACCGTTTGGCGCATCAGTTAAAATGAAGAACGCGTCAGTATCAGTCAAGAAGTGGTTAACTCTGTAACCTTCTGGAATCATACCCATGTTCATCATCGCGTTGATGTCGTTTTTCGCAAACGCATTTGATCCACCTGGAGTTGTAGATAAAGGTGATTTCATGATTCTCTCAGCAGTAAATTGTAATTCTTTTGGAATTATCATTTTTCTACCTTGTAGAGCGATCTTTAATCCTCTTTCGTCTACGAACGCCGCGATGTCAATTAACGCTTGTTCTAACGAAGTTTCTGACAAGTCAGCAGCAGTAGAAAGTTCATTTCTGAAAGTTCCACCGTTTGCTAAAGGGTGATCAGTAGTCATAAGTGCTTTACCGTCACCACCATTGTATGAACCACCAGTGTCAAAACCGTTGTTCAAAATGTTAGCAGCTGTGATTTGTTTAGATTGCGCCATTGATCTTGCAAGAGCTCTTGTGTATCTGCCTGCTAATCTGTCGTATAAGTTATCTTCGATAGCCTCTTCTGTAATCGCAAAACCTAGCGCCACAGTATTGTGAGTGTATCTTGAAGTATACGCTTCAGTAGCTTGATCCATAGTGACCATAGCACCTTCTGCTTTAGTAGCAGCAGTGCCGAAGCCAGATAGCATTACTTCTTCTTCAAACGCTCTGTCTGAAGATTCAGTTGCAAAGATCTCTGCATGTTCATTGTCGTATCTGTTGTATTCCAGGCCAAATAGTGCATTCAAACCTGGCTCTAGTTCTTTAACTAGTTGTGATCTTGATATAGCCATAATTTATAATCTCCTATTATTATAAGCCTGTGCCTTGATCGTAGAAATGGTTATTAATTCTAACCAATACATCCACGTTCACGCTTCCAGCAGTGTCGTTTTGCGTATCTTGCGAAACGTCAATTGCTTG